GTGCACCCCCTGATTTTGATTTAAAAACTATTAAAGGTAAATTTTTATTTTTTATTTTTGTAATTAATTCTTTGTGATCTAAATCATAAACATCAACATCTAAACATCCCCATTTACATCTACTATCCTGTCTAATAGGTACAATTCCTAATGCTGGAAATTCACCATTTAAATGTTTTTGCCATAATATCTCTGTTACAGGTTTATGTACGGTTATTGACTCTGCTTCATTCTTTCCATCATCTCTAATTTCACCGGTCATTTTTGTCTGACCATAAGAAGTTTCAAGACCAGCAAATATATTCTTAAATCTTTCTAACATGTTCCACCCAATTGTTATGGGTGGTATTGCTACCACCCATTATTTTATTTATTTGGCTGCTAAACTTTCGTAAAACTGTTTAGCTCTTTTATAAATCTTTTCATCTGCAACAGGACCAACTTTAGATACAGTATATCCATACCATTGGTTCCCTTTTCCAGAATTTAAGACAGTCGACAATTTATACATGTGACTGAAAGAAGGTGGAGTGTAAGGCCCTTTTTGACCTTCCATTACAATTGACATCATCATGGAATTCCACTTTCTACTTACTTTACCTTGAGATGAACTCATAGATATTAAAGCAGTTTCAGTGTTGTCTTTATCTACAATCAAAACAAAATGCTGACCAACAGTTAATATGTAATTACCATTTGGTAATCTGTCTTTGCCCATATTATCTTCAGTAGTTTTTGTTTTAATATCAGAAGTATCTGGATAGATTTTTTCTGGTCTTCCTGAACCAGTTCCAAAATCTGACCATTCTTGATACTCTAATTTATATTGACATGGAATAACCATGATTCCATTTGCTCCATCATACAATTTTTTTGTAACTGTATTAAGAAGCATACCTGGTTCAGCACCTTCAATGTAATTTTGATTACGTTTTTGTGCTTCTCCAGATCCGTTCTGTAGTAGTTTTAAAATTGGCAAAGCCATACTATCGTGCTTTACATTTTCAAAACCTGCATGTGCATCTCCTTCAAACAATATTGAAGAAGGAAGAGGCGCAGCTTTCTTTACTTCTAGCGTTTTCGCGTTTCCTGTTTCCATTTTTTTATCTCCTAGTTATTTTTGTACTGTTACCTGCGTAAGTTTTAAATAAGTCAGAGGGCATATCGAGTCCAGATTCGATGCGCTCTCTGACAACCGCTTTGAGTGTCTGGGAATGAACTCCAACTTTCTGGACGGGTTCAAATCCCTGACCTCGTGCAAGGACAGCATATTGTGCCGCCTTGTTATCTTCGCCACGACCAAAGGTAACGGTGATATCGTTTTTAATGATATCACCCAGACCGTTATTACGAAGCCATTCAAAAGCTTTCTCCTGAGTTTCTGGAGAAATAGATGCACTATAAAAAGGTCTCACCTCTACAGATTCACCATCTTTAAGCTTTAATTTTGTTATGTGCATTTCTTGCATCATTAAAGGTATTTCTACTTGAGAAAGTATTCTTGCTTTTTCTTTTAATTTATTAATACTTTCTTCTGCGTTAGCAATCTCATCTTCTAAATCTTTTAATCTTAAAACTTTATCTGATAAAGTTTTTGCAGCATCAATTTGTGTAACTGATTCTACTCTGTCTTGCTCAAAGTTTATTGTCATATTATTACCTTTCTATTCTGTATATTATAATCCCTTAAATTAATATTGTCAAGTGCTCGTTTCAAATTTTTGATACAAGTCGATTTCAATTGGATAATATCTCCTTTCTTGTTTATCCCATTTTAATAATTTATACTTGCCATTAGTAATATCAGATACAACTGAACATGCAACACCAATTATTGCAGGATCACCTGTAAGTAGTAAATAATCTTCTGAAGTGTAATCTTTTAGCAACTGTCGTAACTTAAATACAACAGGTCCTGCACTTAATATAATTTGTGCATTCTCTGGAAGTAGAACTTTTAATGAACCATATTGAGAAGCACCAATAATATTTATCTTTGGTCTTCCTTCTCTTGTGCCTGGCACATCTTGAATAACGTAAACTTTATTTTTTTCCATTCTTGACTTGTTGTATATTAATGTGGTATACTAATCAATAGAAAGAACTAAGTATTATATATGAATTATAAGTTTAAGACAAAGCCATTTGCACATCAATTAAAGGCATTAGAAATGTCTTGGGATAAGAAAGTATTTGCTTATTTTATGGAAATGGGAACCGGTAAGTCTAAAGTATTAATAGATAATATGTCAATACTATATGATAAAGGGCTTATAAATGGCGCTTTAATTATAGCTCCTAAAGGTGTTTATAAGAATTGGTTTGACTCTGAAATACCAACTCATATGGCAGATCACATAGAGAAAAAAATAGTGCTATGGGAATCTACAGCAAGTAAATCTAAAGAAAAAGAATTAAATACATTGTTTAAATCAGACCATGATCTTCACATCTTAATTATGAATGTTGAAGCATTGTCTACTAAAAAAGGTAAACAGTTTGCAGAAAAGTTTTTAAGCTGTCATAAAACTTTAATGGCCATAGATGAATCTACTACAATAAAAAATCCAGGAGCAGCAAGAACAAAAAATATAATAGCTTTAGGCAAATATGTTTCATATAAAAGAATATTAACAGGATCTCCTGTAACTAAATCTCCATTAGATTTGTATACTCAATGTTGGTTTTTAGATTCATGGTTACTAGATCAACAATCCTATTATAGTTTTAGAACTAGATATGCCTTAACTCGTAAAATAAATGTAAGTGGTAGGCAAGTTGAAATAGTAGTTGGTTATAGAAACCTTGGCGAACTTTCAGAAAAATTAAAACCTTTTTCTCATAGAGTTTTAAAAGATGATTGTTTAGATTTACCTCCAAAAACTTATATGAAAAGAACTATTCAATTAAGTGAAGAACAAAGTAAAGTTTATAAACAAATGAAAGATATTGCACTAGCTACATTAAATGGAAAAATGACAACTACACACAATGTAATTACTCAATTAATGAGATTACATCAAATAACTTGTGGTCATTTTAAATCAGATGATGGTACTACACAAACATTACAGTCTAATCGTTTAGATGAACTAATGGATGTTTTGTCTGAAATGGAAGGTAAAGCAGTTATATGGGCACACTATAGATATGATATAGAAGTAATTATTGAAGCTATTAAAAAAGAATATGGAGATAAATCTGTAGTTACTTATTATGGAGATACTTCTACAGATGATAGACAAAAAGCAATTAAATTAATTCAAGATCCAAAAAGTGAAGTTAGATTTATTGTAGGCACACCACAAACAGGTGGATATGGAATTACATTAACAGGAGCTTCTACTATGATTTATTATTCTAATGGTTATGATTTAGAAAAAAGACAACAATCTGAAGCTAGGATAGATCGTATTGGTCAAACTAAAAATATGACTTACATTGATATTATAGCCGAAGGAACCGTTGACGAAAAAATCGTCAAGGCCCTTCGAACTAAAGTTAATATTGCGACTGAAGTTATGGGTGAAGAATTAAAGGACTGGATTTAACCAGTTAACTTCTTCTTCATTGTAAGGCATCATTTTACTTCTACTTTAATACCTTCAACTTCTTTTGGTTTTTTAAAACCAAGTTTGATTTTAAGTAAGCCATCAACCATTTCAGCTTCATCAATTATTACATCAGATGCTAACTCAAATTGTTTAATAAATTTTCTATGGGCTAGTCCTTTTTGAACATAGTCTATATTTTTATCTTCAACTTTACCTTCTACAGTTAAGATACCGTCTTTTACTTCTACAAGAACGTTTTCTTTATTGTATCCAGCAAGTCCTATTTCTAGACCATATTTACCTTTTCCATATTTTACTACATTGTAAAAAGGGAATGAAGGTATTTTAGACCACCCTTCAAATATATTATCAAATATATCTGTAGTGTGTTTTACGAAATGATTATGAAGTTCATCCATTTTAATCATACCGTTATTTGGGAATAATGAATTGAATGTCATTATTATCTCCTTTGTTAAGCAAGTTAATAGGTCCACCCACATGATGCAACCTGGCAGATATATAACTATTATTTATGAATTTTCAAGTACTGATTTTTCTCTTATAATATGGCCAAGAACCGTGCCTTTATGTATACCTTCTTTAATAGTATACCCGGAAGTTCCATTACCATTAATTTCAACTTCTTTACGACTTTTCATTAATATATTATTTTTTATTTCTATTTCTTTATTTGCATAATTTTTAGCTATTGGATCAGTAAAAGTTAAAGTATGTATTTCTTGTAAATCATGTTCGCGATCTAAAAACTTATATTCTATTTTAGTAGTATTAAAATCTTTCTTTATCTTACTGCATATTGTTTCAGGATTAAATTCACCACAAGAGTAAACATCAAATTGAAGTAAGGCGGGATCAGGTTCGTCCCAGACGTGCATTACTATATGAGATGTCTCTATAATAGCTGCTCCGGTAATACCGCGATTTCCTACCATATGAGAGTATTTAACATAGGGTCCCATCATAACTTTCATTCCGATTTCTTCTATAAATTTTTTAAACCACTCTGTTAATATTGTTTCATCTACAGGGGGATTTTTAGCTTCTGCTCTAATGATTAAATGTTTATGAACTAAAATTTTATTTTTCATTCTGCGTCATATAATTTTTTAAAACTATAATCAATAGTTTATTTTATTAAACTAAAAGCTAATGTGAGTAGTATTGCTATTGTTGAACCAAGTCCAGCAATGATCCACCAAGTTAATTTATCAAACTGTCTTTCAAATTTAGAATGGTTACGACAAGACTCATCTGTTAAATGTTTTAAATCTCTTTTAATACCGGAAATATGGCCATAAAGAGCTATAATATGTTCACCAGTTGTTTTTGGATCTCTACCGTTTGCCATTATACTAATCCTCTTTGTTTTAGTCTCATTTGTTTTTCGCTTTCATTTAATAAAGAGCTTTCACTTGGTGTCAATCCTTGATTTAAAGAACTAATTTGAGGTACTGGAGGTGTAACTACTTGTGGATTCGGCATTGGTTGTGGTGGTAATTCACCTCTATATGGGTCAAATGAAGGAGGTTGTATTTTTTCTTCTTGTATAAAATCTTTTAAATTAAATTTAAATTTTTTTGATAAATCTGCACCCTGAAAAGACCTTATCATTTCTCCTAACACTGGAATGGCCTCCTGAAAAGGATTTCCATAACCAGGATTAGCTTCATTAAATTCTAATGCTTTTTCTTGAAATTTTTGCATAATTGATTCAGAAGGAATATAAGGTTTAAATTGTCCCATAAATAATGGACCATATTCTTTTGATGATCTTTGTCGTCTTTCAAAAACTTGAGCAAGTTCTAAATTATCTACTTCAAATTTATTAGCAGCTTTTAAATCTAAATGCATTTTTTGTTGAGTATCAAACAATGCTTTGTTGGCAATGTAAAATTGTTGTATAATTTCTTCTTTTGTAATTGGTCTAGTTAATAACCTACTATCTCCACCTACAAATTCTCTTACACTATTTCTTGATGATCTATCGTATTCTGTAATTTTAAAATCAAGACCTTTAACCGGATCAATTTTAATTAATCTCCATCCCAATAACCCAGGTAATTCTTTTTCAATGTTATATACATTTCCTTTTGGATCTGGAAGTCCTTGAGCAGCATAATAAATTCTAGATAACTGAGCCTTAGAAAAAGGAACTTGTGTTTCTACAATATGTTCTATTGCAATTTTTACTTTGTCAGGAATTGGAGTTTCTTCTGTGTATAATTTTCTACCTTCCTTAGTAACTCCTCCTCTTAAAATAATATCTATAATAGCTTCTGGAGCAATACCCTCTGATATAAAAGGTTCTATTGATTTTGAAAAAGCATTTGAAATACCTGTTACAAAACCTGTTATTAATTGATCTTCTGTTTCTATTCCATCTTGAACAGACTTTAATAAATTTCTAAAAGGAGATTCTAAATAATCATATGCGTTATTATTACTCCAGTTTTGATAATAATAAGTTTTTTTCCCTGTTTTTTTATCTATGTCATAAGATATAACTTTTTTATCTGCGACATCAAATGGAGCAACCCATCTTTCTAATGCTCTTTCTTGATCATCAGTAGTACCAAATATAGACTTAAATCCTGCGCCTATTCCAACTCCTAATGTTCCAAAAGCAGCCGCAGACCCCATTAATCTTTTCATTCCAATTCCATAAAGCGGATTATCATTTTTTACAAAACCTTTTCCAACTTCGTTTACAATAGGTAACATGCTTAATCCTGTAACTGGTTTAGAATGTTTCATTTCTTTAAATATTCTACTACCAATTCCAGTTGCACTAGTCATAACAGCCGCTGGAAATGAAGCAAAAGTACTAAATGGAGTAGAACGTAATCCTTTAACAATATCAGAAACGTAAGCATAATTAGGCACTGTATTTTTTACAATATCTGCAGCTTCATCTTCTATTGCATTTATTGTTTTTCTAATACCTGCTTTTGCATACGCATCTCCTAATCTTGTTTTTTCAATATGATAATTATATATCTTATAAACATCATCTTCCAAGGTATATAAATCTTCAAAAGGTTTTGTTAGTCTTGATAAACGTTGAAGCATTCTTTTAAATACATTTGTGGTAAAACCACCTTCAGAATTTAATTCAAGATCTTTTAATAAATTTTGATAATCTCCCATCGCTGTATTAGTATTTACAACTCCTTTTTCTAATAATTTTCTATATTCTCTCATTCCTTCAGGTGAACGTAATCCAAATTGAACTGTTTTCGCTGCTTCTTTCATAGCTCTTGCAACTAATTTTGGATCTGCAAATAATGTTCCATTAGCTAAAGAAAAAGCTGAAGCACTTAAAAAATTTCTAATATGAGTAGTTGGAGATAAAACTGTTTTTGCAATTTGAGCCCCTGCTTTTGGATATAAAAACCCATATTTATATGCATCTGACATTCTTTGTGTAAATTTAGTTGATTTAGGCCCTGTAAAAAAATTACTAATTTTATTAACAGGATCAAATGAATTTGCTATTTGTTCTGTTGTATATAATCCTTTTAAACGATTTACTAAAACACCATCTTTAAACATACCTTCAAGAACACTATCTAAAGGTACAATTTTGTTTAAACCTCCTGCACCTAAATTTTTAATAGCTTCATTTTTATCTGCATAAAATAATTGTCTAGCTCCTTTTGCAACTGCTTCATCATTAGATTTTAATATGTCATCAATAAATTCTGATCTTCTTGCTAAGTTAGATAACAATCCCATTCCACTAAAAATAGATAATCTTGCATCATCTACCTCACCAAATAATTCTCTAAAAGCTTTACTACCTTTTCCTATAATTTCTGTATCAGGAACTCCATTTTTATTTTTATTACTTAAAATTTGAACAAAACTTTTTTTTACATCTGGGGTTTGTGCTCCCATTGTAACATCAGTCATTTTAAAAGAAGGAAGTTGAGTTCCTTTTGTAAATTTTATCGTATTGTTTAATATTTCATTTATTCTATAATCTAATTGATCTTCTGTTAAATCTCTACCATGTCTATTTGCATGTCTTTTTAAAATATCTTTTACTTTATTTATTGATTCTTCCGCTGGTTTATATCCTGTTAAGCTATCTACATAAGGATTTTGAAAAATTTTATAAGTGCTTCCTAACATTAACTTAAGTCTATCTCCCATTAAACCGGGCATATTTCTAACTTCTTTTGGTAACATAACTTGAGCAGTGCTGCCCTCTTTAATAGTTTCTAATAATGAAACAAATTTTTGTCTAGAGTTATATACAGCATCGAATACAATATTTTGAGACTCCGAATTTAAACCACCATTTGTCATTTGTTTTTGTAATTTTTTTGCAATTGTCGTATTTCCTATTTTTTTAGATAAATCCCCTTCAAACATAAGTTCTTTTAAATCTTTATAAAAAATTTCTTGTGCTTTTTTTTGATCTTCTCTTAATGTTTTATTAAAAAAAGTTTTTATTGTTGGAAACATTTTACCAACTTCTTTATCTATTCTTTTTACTTGTTCCATAGCAAAATTTGAATCACTTGCTTTTCTTGCGTCCTCTAAATTTTTAGCTAAAAACATTTCTGTTGGTTTATCAGAAGTAGGTCTAATATATCCTGCAACTTCATCTATTGTTTTATTAATTTTAGAAGTGCTATAAACTAAATCTTTTCCAAATTCCGCAACTTTGCCTATTGCTTTTGTTGCTCCATATATAAATGGAAAATATAAAACAGAATCTGCACCAAATTTAACTCTATTTAATAATTTTCTTGCAGCATCTTTTTGAGCATCTTGTGGAACTTGCCCCTTAAGATCTACATTTTCATCTATATCTAATTGAGTTGGACCAATTTTAAAAGCATCACCAAATGTACCAATGTTTTCAATATCCCCTACAAAAGTTTCACCCGCCGCCCCACCTAATACAACAGCACCAAAACGCATGGTTCTTGCTTTATCATTTAACTTATAAACTTGTTCCATTCCTTTTCTAACATTTTTTCCTCTTAAATTTACATATGTTCCCATTCTTCTCGCCTGCAAAGCTTTTGTAGCTAATTGGCTTGCAATTTTTGCACCTGCTGCGGATGGCACACCTACAGAAACTATTGCTTCTAAAATTTTACCTGCTGCGGTTTGTTCTGCAATTTCTTCAAAAGGATTTATGTAATCAAAAGCAGCCTCTACTTTAGCCGCTGCTTCTGTAGTCATTCCAGTTAAATCCATAAGCTCTGCACCTAAAGATACAAAGCCTTCTGGTATTTTTAATAAACCAGATGCTATTCCAGCAAGTCCCCCTTGAAATTGTCCAATAGAATTATCAGTGGATTCATATGAAGGAACCTCTGTATCTGAAATATTGGGAGCGTTTTGAGTTAATGTTTTTTTAATTTCCCCAGGATTAGCATAAGGATCAGCCATTTAATTTTCTATTTTATTCCTAATGAAGAAAAAGGTATTTCTTTTATTTTTTTCCCACTGTAAGGATCAAATTCTACAAAAACTTTTTTTTCAGGATTTTTTTGTACTAAAACTTTAGTTCTTGGATCAAAATAAGTTCCACCTGATAGCATTTTTTCATAAAAAAATGTTCTTTTGTTTCCTGAAATTTCATTAGGAACTATTCCTGTAATATCTATTCCTTGTTTTCTAGCAGATGGTTGTATGTAAGCTATAAAACTAGCAAAAGCTTCTGGATAATCTGTTGTAATGTCTTTTTTAAATGCATCTTTAGATTTTGGATCAGTGTATTTTGAATACGCTTCATAATACATTCTATCTGGTGAGTAATCTTTTTGAAAAGTTGACTCTCCTTTTTCTTTTGCTTCCGCAAGTTTTCTAGCATCAACAGCACTTATTGCTCCTGTTGTTGCAGTTAATTTTAATTGTCTTTGTGCAGCTTCCTCTCCAGCCCTAGCTTTTGAAAAAGCTGAATAAGGTTCTCTGTAAGATTCTGCAATTGCACCTAATGTTCCTCTACCTGCTCCTCTTCCTGATAATAAATTTAAACCACCTGAAATTAATAAATCACCTAAATCACTTTTAATATCAGGTCCTGTACCATATGCTTCTTGATAAAGAGGTAATAATTCATCCCTTGCTTGTCTATATTCACTACCTTTTTGATAATTTTTTCTAGGAGCTGCCATAGACATAATTCCATCATTAGCAGAACCACCTATTCTAAACATTGGTCTTTTAAGTATTCTAGACATTATTTTTGAGGGTAATTAAATTTGTTATAAATACCTGCCAACGTTGATCCAATACCTAATATATTAGTTAATGGACTTGGAGAAGGAGTCATTGATATTTCACTTTTTCCGGGGTATCCAGCTATTAAAGGAGTAATACCCGCTCCATATTGTTGTATAGTACTTAATGGTTGATAAGCTTGTTGTTGAGCTAATTGTTTTTGAGCTTCTAACAAAGCTTGTTGTTGAGACATTTGTCCAGCTCCTAATGTTGTAAGTCCTGCAATTTGTGTTCCTAACATTCCTTGTGTTTGTCCCGCTAAACCTAATTGATTTAAATAATTTTGTTGTGCTAATTGTTGCGCTTGTCCATAACCTTGTTGTTGTAATTGTGCTTGCAAAGCAGCTCTGTTTCTATCACTTTGTGATTGATATTCTGCCCTTTGAACACCTTCTCTACCTCCACCATATGCACCAGATTGAATAGCTTGTGCTGCTAATGCAGGTAATCCTTTTTGTGATTGAATATCATATTCTTGTAAAGTTGTATCAATAACTGCTTGTTGATAAGGAGACATGTATTGTTGATATGCCTGTGGCCCAGTTGAAGCTTGTGCAGCTTGTAAAAAAGGTTGATAACCACCAAGTCCCCCTGCTAACTGGTATGCTTGTTGTGTAAGTGCAGATTCAGGTGCTACAAATTGTGGACCATAAAATTTTGATAAATCAATACCTTTTGCACCACCTATAGCTTTTGCTAACTCTTCAAGATATACTTTACTTGCTGCTTCTATATGGGGTGCTGGTAATATTTGTTGTTGTTGTATTTCAGCCATTATACTACTCCACCTGCTTCAAGCTGTTTCATTAAACTATACATTCTTTGCGCTCCTTTATTAACATTGCCTTCCCCTGCATTTCTCACAGCATTAGCGGTAAACACAAATTCGTTATTGGATAACATTGCAGGAATATCGTCTGCTTTTTCTTTTATACCAATTGGAGGAACAAATCCACCTTTAGCTCTATAATCTAATTCCATAATACCAGCAGGGTTTCTTTTTGGCTCTCCCATGGGCATTGAACCATATTCATAACCTATTCTACCTCCATTAGCAGCAAGTGCAAGAGGAGCGGTAGGGTTTATATTTCCACTATATAAATCATAATACTGTTTTACTTTAGAATCATGTTCTGCTTTTAATTTATTATAGTCATTAGGATCTTCTCCTGGAAGAGGTTCTCTAAATTGTGTCCCTAATCCAAAACCAAGTGCAAGAGGACCAATATTTTCTTTTGTTGTATCATATAAAGAACCTATTCCAGCTTGAATTGTTTTTAAAGGATCATTCATTAAATTAGTTCCAAAATCTTGAACACTTGCTATTCCTTTTTGAAATATATTAGGCTCTGTTTGTATTGCTCCTGGATTATAAATTGGAGACCCGGCGCCCGCTGCTGGATCAATTGAAATTTTTGAAATATCTGGAACATAAGCATAAGAACCTGGTCCAGTGCTTGGAGCTACCATAGATGAAATATCTGATTCTAAACCTGATGTCATTTTAGGTTGAATATTAGGAGAACTAAAAGTCTCAGCAAGATTAGATGTAACACTTGGTGGTGGAGATGGCATTGCATCAGGTATGCCCCCTACATCTGGATTGATTCCCCCTGGTGATGTGCCGGAAGAAAGAGATCCAGTAACTCCACCAATTGCTCCTGCTAATAAAGCTTCTTTAGGATTTATTTTACCTGTTGTAATTCCTTGCACTAATAAGTTTGCAGCACCTGCATTAACTGCTCCTGCTAAAAAAGCGTTAGTTATTCCAAATTGTCCAGCAGCAAGATTAAATCCAGCTGGGCCCATTAACATTGTAGCACCAATTGTAAGAGCTATTTTTCCTATTGGAGATTTAACAATTGATTTAACTGCTTTAGAAACTCCTTTAACAGCACTTTTAACTGCTTTAACAGGATTCCAAAAAGAAGGAACACCTCTTACATTAACATCTTGTCCTGCACCCCCCATTAATTTTAAAATTCCTGCTTCTTCCGGATTAATATATGCTAAAAATTCTCCACTAGGTGCTCTTCTTTGTAACATGTTTCTGGCTCTGTCTATACTTGTAAGACCACCCTCAGCCATCATCATTGGCTCTTGCATTCCTTCTTGTTGTTCTAATTGGTCTGCAAATGCTTCAACAGCGGGTTCTCCACCTTGTGCAAACACTTGTAATATTTGTCTTGCAAGTTGTTCAGCTTGTTCTGGAGGAACTCCTTGCTCTATTAATAATTGTATAATTGTAAGAAGAGCATTATCTCCTTCTCCAAGTTGACCTTGTGTTGGATCTTGCATCTGTGATTGCATCATTTGTTCTTGCATCATAGGATCTTGCATCTGTGGTTGCATCATTTCCATTCCCATTCCACCTTCTTGATAACCTGATCTACCACCTAAATTCATTTGAGACGCACCCGTAAGAGCATTAAAAATAGGTGAACCATATGATTGATTATCATAAGGAGTTCCTAATGTTTGTTCAGCTTGACCTAAATTTTGTGATAAATTTTCTAATCTTGGAAATATAGATTCTTCTTGACTATTTTCTAATCCCATAATTCCACCACCCATTTGATATCCGGCTCTACCACCATAACTAAATTGTTGCATTGGAGCTTGTTGCATACTTGGTCCAACTGCACTTGCAAATGGTAAACTGCGTGGTCTAGGTCCAATTCCTGGTGGTCTAGGTTCAATTGGACTTGTCTGTGAGCTAGGTCCCATACCTGGTGGAAGTTGTCCCGTTTGTTGAAAATATTGAGCCACTTTCATATTTGGTGGAAGTTGTTCACCTGGTCTAACTGGATTTATAGCACCAAAAATTGGATTTCTTATTGGTGTTCCATCTGGACCTGGTACCATTTGTGGCGGTCCAAAACCTGGTTGAAGTGGTTGATTTTGAAGCACTCCTGGTCTAGGTCTTGGGCCTCCAAAATTAGTGATTGGTCTAGGTCTAGGGTTTCCTTTTGGGTTATATCCTGGGGGTAATGGTCTCATAATTTTAAAATATTATTAAGTTATTATAGGCAGGCTTAAATATCCTGAAAATGGTATACTTTACTAGTTTTTATCTGATTCGTCAACATCTGATGAACGAATTAATTCATCTTTAAATCTACCTGAATATTGATACTCTCCAACATGAGTAATATAATCACCTATATAACAATAACATTTACCACCAATATCTGTCCATTTTTTACAAAAACCAAAGTCTTCACCATAGTATTTTTTGTTCTCTAAATCATGATAGGTGTCAAAAAAATTCCATAAATTTTCCTTATCTTTTGCTTCTCCATTCATAATGGTTGGTTGACTTATTTTAAGTTCTGGATACTTTTCAATCATCTTATCAAATACTTGTCTTTTAATTAACATACATCCCGCAGGTGCATGCGTGACTTCCATAACATCATCTTTTACTTTTATATTTTCTCTATCATGTACTTTAATTGGATAAGTAAAACCTGTCTGAGATAATTCTTTTGAATCTTTTATATCTCCTTTAAATTTATATATTCTATCCCAGTTTAAAGTTTTCATAGGATAAGGTACAGCTATTACTTCTTTATCTAATTCTAACATTTTAAATATAGTCTTTGATTCAAAATCAATATCTGCATCTATAAATAACAAGTGAGAATATTTTTCATTTAAAAAATTAGCTACACACAAATTTCTCCCCTGTGTAACTAAAGACGATTTTAATAATAAAAAATCAACTAATATATTTCTTTGCATACATGCTATTTGAAATTCCAATAGAGCTTGTGTGTAATGAATAGAACATTCATTATGTACTGGTGTACAAAGTAAAATAGAAATTTTATTATCTTTTTTAGTTTCTTTTATTTCAGGTTTTTTAAACCAAATAGGTTTACTTGGATCTTGCATCTATTGCTCCTTCTAAAAACTTAGTCCATGCATAACCAATTTTATTCCAGTTATAGAATCTATTTGTATAATCTATTTGCATATCTAAATGTTGTCTAATGGATGGATGATCCAAGGTCCCTGCTGCATGCTCAATTGCATAAGCAAACTTGTGCGCTAAACTTGTAAATGATTTCTCATAAGGAATGTATGTAATAAACTCAGCACCTGTTTCATACAAAGCACCGTAGTCTGTTGTAATACAATAAAGACCTGCTGCCATTGCCTCTAATGCTGATATACAAAATGTTTCTTCCCAGATACTTGGAAAAGCAAAGATATGATACTTGTGTAAATTTTCTCTTATATATTCATGAGGCTTATAACCAATGTAATTTACATTAGATAAAGATTTAGCTTGTTCATATAATTCTTGATAGGTAGAATCGTTCGCTTCTTTAAATGCATTTCCATAAACTTCCGTTGAAGAATAAACATCTAAACTGATAAGAGGATTTTTAACAAGTTGCATTGCAGCAAGTATTACATTCAAGCCCCTCCATGGAGTTGGATGAAATATAAGTTTAATGGGTTCACCTTTAACATGTTTAGTTCTAGGTACTATTGGAACAACACCATTCTTTATAACAATAGATCTTTCAGTTGGTATATCAAAATACATTCTAAATTTTTCATAATTCCAATGCGAATTAAACACATACCAATCATATTTATTATGATTTGATTTGTCTTTAAACCATGGCGCTAAATTGGGTTGATCATAAGAATTCTTTTGCCAAAGGATATTTAATTTATTTGGATCTATTGGAACTTTACCAGGAACCGATGTACAAATTTGTACCTGATCTAGTAAGTCTTTAGATACATGTTTTTCTAAAAACTCAAACTGTAATTCTGTACCACCTCTAGGTTTCATTTATTATTCATGAATTTCTTAAACAATTCTAGTCCTTTATTAGTTACTCTAATTACAACATCACGACTAATATCATTGGGATCAATGTTTGCAGCTTTAAGTTCTTCCTCGTCTTTATAAATCTGCCCTGTTTTTTTATTTTTTATTATAGTCACCGTTTCTGTTTCTATATGGTATTCTTTCTTGTCCATGTCTTAATATATCTTATTGTATCTTAATTATCCATTTTCTCCCACCCTACTTATCAAAGCGTAAGAGATTTGTCCAGAGATCTTATTTGCAGTATCTGCTTGAAATTTAAGTGAATCACCAGCTTCTAATACCAACACATTGTGTACTGCATTATCGTGGGAATTGGCAGGAGGTTTAGAATGATAGAATTTAAAATCTGTTGTAATAGAAACATCACGAAAAAAATAATCCACTTGAACTGCAGCGTTATTATCATTAGCAACTGATATTTCTTTTATAATAGCAACGGTTGAGGCACTAATAGTTAACACCGTTGTTAAATTAGTTGTGGTTAAATCATAACCTTGATTTTTATAATTAATAGTCATTATTCTGTAGGTCCGCTAAATATAAACCAACTAAAAGTTTCTAATTCATCTTTTAAATCTTTTTGATAAGAAAAATTTAATTGAGATTTTAATGTCTCCAATGCTTGTAACACTTGTCTTTGATTTTCAGAAGAATATTCTGCACTTGGTTCTGGTATATTAATTGTAATCTTTGCCATTATCTTCTTCCATCAGGTTGAATGTCTACCCTAAATAATCCATATCTCCAGTTTTCATCTGTAGATTCATTTTCAACTTTAATACTCATTAATCTATTCCTTGCTCTTGTATCTATCTTGGTTGTAGATGAAGTAACCGTATAAGGTCCTAACATCTGACTATTTTGTGTTTGAGATGGATAATCTCTTAACAATAAAGTTACTTTAGCATTTCCTGTAAGGATTTTAAAGTCTGGAATAAATCTATTTATCTTCATTAAATATTGACCATCTCCCTCTACATCTAATTCAAAGTCTCCCGATTCAATGTAAGCAGGAATTGCAGTTTTAGTTCCTGAAATATCTACATCATTTACCCCTGTTTCATGCTCATAGTAAATAGATGCACCATTAGCATTAGTTATACCATTAATGGTTGGAAATGTTGGAAGCATAGTTTGATCATATTTAATAGCATAAGGTTTATCAAAAACCTCAGCATCTGCCCAAGAAGTTCTTGCAAGAGACATGGTTGTCCAAGTATTTTCTAAATAGTTATAAACAACCGATCTATCATTTTGAATTGAGTTATCACTTGGATAGAACCAAATAACTTCATTATATAAATTATTATGAGAGCCATAAATAATATCAGAATTACTATAATTAATTCCTAAATTATCTCCACCCGTTGTAAATACAAAATCTTCAACTAAAGATGGTAATTGTTTAACTGTTCCATCATAGACAAAGAAACCTCCTCCAGATCCCATCCAAAAAACGGCACCTTGTGCATAAACAATTGAATTTTGACTAATACAACCACAATTTGTTCCAACTTGTCTAACAGAAAATACAAAGGGAGGTCCTACAAATTGAATAACATAAGCTGCTAAATCTGTAAGTACAAAAATATAGTCTTTTCCTTGAATAGCTCCTACAATAAAATTACCTGTATCCAGTCTAAAGGTTCCTGCCGTATTGGTTGCAGTTGGATTGTAAGTATTAAAGTCTTCTTGATTTGAAAATCTTATAAACATTGGATCTTGAGTTAATAAATTACCAATTGATGTTTCTGTTCCAAGTAAAAATAAATGTCTATCTCTATCTGATACAATACTCATAACAGATGATGTAGGTGCGCCTGAAAGAACTGTTGCTCTATTTAAAAGAGGTGTAGATGCTCCGGGGTTCCATGAAAATGTTTTACCATTTCTAATAGTTGCAATTAGTATTTGTCCAAAGTTATCAAGGGACCATAGTCCTGGTGATAAAGTAACTCCAACAGTTGCAGCCTGTCCCCAGCCAACAAAAGTTGAAGTATCAAAAACAGTTGCATTGTCTAAATGAGATACCGCCGTTGTTCCACTTGCACCTCTACCGCAAGTTAAGAATTGAGTTCCGCTTTTACTAGCATAAGTAATTAATTCTGAATCTATTAGGATAGTTCCTGATGCAGGAAATCCTGTAGTTGAATCAACTGTAATAGTTCCAGTTGAATTATTGATCGCTCCATTTAATTGATTTTGTAATGATCCTGGAGTAAGTCCTCCATAAACTCCTGTACCAAAACCAAATCCTGAAATTTGAAATGGTGGGCCAATATCTACATAAGGAGTTGTAGTAATAGTGGATCCTCCCCCTGACATACCCGTACCAGCCTCAACAACAGGCATGGTTACAGTAAAAGAATTTGAATTTGGGGTAGATATAATTTCAAAAGGATTTGTTGTAAAATTACTATCACTAAAAGTTGTAACACCTCCTCCTGCTAAAGATGGTGAAGTGAATACAATATAATCTCCAACGGATAAGCCATGAGCTACTTTAGTTACAGTTACTGTTGCTGAACCTGTTGTTGAAGTTAAATTACAACTTGTTAAAGCTGTTCCAAGTGGAGTGATATCATAAAAAACACCTTCTGAATAAATAACTAACAATTTATTAGTACCAATTGCTGAATAACGATTGCCATCTAATGCAGTCCAAGTTAAAATTTCTCTTGCTGAACCTGCTAGCCTTGAAGATGTAGTTTGTTGCCAGCCACCTATTTTCTCAGGGTAGCCATAACGAAAACGCACAAAATCTCCATCAATCCACTGGCCTTCTGCAGCCGTTGATGTGTCTTGCTTATTAAAACCTGCTTTTAATGGTATTTTTTTTAATGGCATAAAGTATTCTTATACCACCAAATTCTTTGATTTATACTATTTTTTTAATAGTGGTATCCCTAATAAAGGTGTTTTATCATATAAATTACAATCTGCAAACTTATACTATAAAACATTTCTGTGTAAAATTGAAACTAACTGATATTCTAATTTCATTAGATTGATTTGGATCTACACAATGATTAAGCCAAGCTGGAAACATAATTAAACGTCCTGCAACGGGTTCATAATGTACTTCCCTCCAAAGTCTTTGTGGTTGTTCTCCTGGAATTTGTTGTGGTCTTGTCATTAAAGAAACTGATCTAGGATCTTCTAATTTTAAATGGCCACAATTTTTTGGAGTTTTTACATAATATACTCCAGACCATAATGAATTAGGATGGATATGAGTTCTGTTAAATCCACCAGGTGGATTAATGTTTGCCCACATATTACCTAAAAATGGTTCTGAAGCTAAATGTTCTGCGTTGTAAATAATTTTTTGCGCTTGAAATAATATATCAACTAATTCTTTATATTCTGGAAAATCTGCCATATTAGAAGGAGAGTGCCAGCCATTAACATTAGTGCGTTGAATACCTTTATCTCTATTAGACCAATTAATAATATTTTGTTCTAACTTTTGATTAAATTCAATATTTCCTACATCTTTAATATAAATAGGAGTTGGAAAAAATAATTCTCTGTTCATCTATTTTTAATTTGGTTATAAAGAACATCACAGTTTGCAGCTAACGTTCTTCTTGTTTCATAGGTACCATTAAAAGGGTAAACACAATGTCTCATATCATATGGAAATACATAAAAATCTCTAAGTTCCATTGGAGGTTGATAATCTATTTTTGCAAATTGACCACTAGATGATCCTAAAATTTGTAATCTTCCATTTTGTGGAGTTTGTTCTGCAGAATATTCAACACCATAAGTACTAGGTGTTTTTAATATCATAACTGAAGATAATCCTGTAGCCAAACTTCCAATATGTACATGACATGGATTATATTCGTGAGCTTTCATTTCATTAACCCAAACAGAATTTAATTTTAATTTATATTCTTTAATTTTATTAAAATTTAAATAATGTTTAAATACTTCTAAAAACCAGCTTGAAACATTCACAGGTAATCTATTATGTCTTGTAACTTTAGATTCATCTTCTCCATCATAAAATAAAGAATGTTCATTCATTATTTTACCTATTAATTGTTGATTAGCCTTATGTAATGTATTAAAATTTTGTTCATAAATTTGATTAATAGCTGTAAACACATCTAGAGGTGTTTCATATCTAAGAACAGATTGTCCTAAAAAAATAAAATCAAATTTCATATTTATGATCTTGGTTTACCATATGTGGGTAATTCTTCAGTTTTGGTATGCCCTAACTCACCTGTTTGTATAATTCTTTCTAAAGATTGAAGTTGTCCAATAATATTGAATACCTCTGTTTCTGAAGATGCTGGAGTAATTGTTTTTGCTTTATTTTGATAAGTTTTATAATAAGATTCTAATTGATGTTGATTTACATCTTTATTATTAAAAGAGCCATCATCAAATTCTTTTTTTAATTTTGACCACATTTTAATTTCTCTAATTCTATTTTTTGCAACTTGTTCCATAGAAGCTTTTGAAAATATCTTTTCATCTAAATCTATTTTATAAGATTCTAATTTATAATCATCGGTTTCTGTTTCTACTTTTTTTTCTAACCATTTAATCTTTGCCTCATTTCTTCTGTAATCAAATGATAACACCATTAAATTATCTAAATAACTCGATTGTTCTCTAACACATTGCCAATATTTAGAAGCTGTAGTTGGATAACGATTATCTTGTAATACTGAAAATCTTGCTTCTGTTTCTGTTCTGAAAATTTGTTTTTTAGTCCATGTATCTCGAAGTTCATCAACCATGGATTTAAAAGAATTTAAATCATCTTTTTCTAAAAGATTATTTAAATTTGTTTCTTCTTTTTGAATTAATTCTTTTATATCTCTCTTCTCTGTCATAAAGCTTTCTTATACACTTTTTTAACTATTTGTAAAGTTATTAAAAAGAACCTATATTAGACTCATTCCAAGATTCTGTGTTTCCAACATTTGCTGTTGTTCTCCCACCAAAAGCTAAAGCTGTGGAGCTAATACCACAACCTGCTAACCTTCCAAGTGAATTTCCTCTTCCCGTATTTAAATTATTAACTTCCGTCCAACTTGTTCCATTCCAACGTTCTGTGTTAGCATAACGTGCTGCTCCTTGAATTCCACCAAAAGCTAAAGCCGCTGTGTTAGTACCACAACCTGCTAAATTAGATCTCGCTGTGTTTAAATTATTAATCTCCGTCCAACTTGTTCCGTTCCAAGTTTCTGTGTTTGATGTAGCTGTTCCAGGTGAAACACTTCCACCAAAAGCTAATGCCCCTGTATTTGTAGCTCCACAACCTGCTAAAGCTGATCTTGCAGTATTTAAATCATTTACTTCTGTCCATGAAATTCCATCCCAAGTTTCTGTATTTCCAACTACAACTGTTGTTTCACCACCAAAAGCTAAAGCAGCTGTGTTAGTTCCTGCTCCTGCTAAAATATCTCTCGCAGTAGTTAAATCATTAACTTCTGTCCAACTTGTTCCAGTCCAAGTTTCTGTATTTCCAACTACAACTGTTGTTTGACCACCAAAAGCTAAAGCTGCGGTATTTGTTCCACAACCTGCTAAATCACGTCTTGTTGTAGTTAAATCATTTAATTCTGTCCAACTAGTCCCATTCCAACTTTCTGTGTTTCCAACTCTAGTTGTAGTAAATCCTCCAAAAGCTAAAGCCGCTGTTTGAGTTCCAGAACCTGCTAAACTTGATCTTGCTGTGTTTAAATCATTAACTTCAGTCCAAACACCTGAAGAAAAAACTCCACCTACTAAACCTCTTAAGGAATCTGTTGTTGTATTAAACCAAATCTGGCCCAATAATGGATTTGCAGGATCTGCATTTAATACTTGTATGTTTGTACCATAAATATTTTTAAAATTTGTCATATTGTGTTTAATATTTTATCTATTGAAACATAAAATTCCTCTGTAGATCCAGTGTTACCACTTTCTGTAGTAGTTCCTCCAAAAGCTAAAGGAGCTGTTTGAGTTCCTGCACCTGCTAAAGCTTCTCTTGCAATGTTTAAATCGTTTAGTTCTGTCCATGAAGTTCCATTCCAAGATTCTGCGTTTCCAACTATCACATCTCTCTGGAAGTCTGTTGCACCACCAAAAGCCAAAGCTGCTGTGTTAGTTCCACAACCTGCTAATCGAGTTCTCGCCGTATTTAAATCATTAACTTCAGTCCAACTTGTTCCATTCCAAGTTTCTGTGTTTGCAAGTTCCAATCCAGAATCCCCAAATCCACCAAAAGCTAAAGCTGCTGTGCTAGTTCCTGCTCCTGCTAAATATAATCTTGTAGTATTTAAATCATTTAATTCTGTCCAACTTGTTCCATTCCAACGTTCTGTGTTTCCAACTGAAAAAATAGCTGTAGTACTTCCCCCAAAAGCTAAAGCAGCTGTGTTAGTTCCTGTACCTGCTAAACCTGATCTTGCTGTGTTTAAATTATTTAATTCTGTCCAACTTGTTCCATTCCAACTTTCTGTGTTGTTAACATTTCCTAAAGTGTCATCTCCCCCAAAAGCTAAAGCCGCTGTGTTAGTACCACAACCTGCTAAACTTGATCTTCCTGTGTTTAAATCATTTACTTCCGTCCAACTTGTTCCATTCCAAGTTTCTGTGTTTCCAATTTGCCCTGATCCACCAAAAGCTAAAGAAGCTGTGTCGCTAGTTCCTGCACCTGCTAAAAATGATCTAGCAGTATTCATAGAAGATACTGTTAACCAACCGGCAAATGTATTTGCAAGTCTAACTTTTAAAAGCCCAGAAGATGTATTGTACCAAACTTGTCCAATAAATGGATCTGATGGATCTCCATTAAAGTTTTGTACCTTACCTCCTTTTATATTTGTATAAGCGACCATAATTTTTAACTATAATTTACAAGAAGAGTTTTAGTTTGATAAACAGGGTTCCATTCTTCTGTGTTTGCAACACTTACTGTTGTTAACCCACCAAAAGCTAAAGCAGCTGTGTTAGTACCTGCTCCTGCTAGTGATCTTCTTACTGTGTTTAAATCATTTAATTCTGTCCAACTTGTTCCATTCCAAGTTTCTGTGTTTCCAACATTTACTGTTGTAAATCCTCCAAAAGCTAAGGCTGTTGTTTGAGTACCATCTCCTGCTAAACTTTGTCTTGCAGTATTTAAATTATTAACCTCTGTCCAACTTGTTCCATTCCAAGATTCTGTGTTACCAACAATCGCAGTAGAAAATCCTCCAAAAGCTAAGGCTGAAGTATTAATTCCAACCCCTCCTAATGTATCTCTTCCTGTATTTAAAGAAGCGAGAATTGTCCATGAAGTTCCATCCCAACTTTCAGTGCTTCCAACTCTAGTTGTAGTAAATCCACCAAAAGCTAAAGCTGCTGTGTTAGTTCCTGCTCCTGCTAAATTAGATCTTACAACATTTAGATCAGTTAATTCAGACCAAGTTGTACCATCAAATGATTCATTATTTGAAACATTAACTGTAGTATTTCCACCAAAAGCTAAAGCCGCTGTTTGAATTCCAGATCCTGCTAGTTCTTTTCTTGCAGTATTTAAATCATTTAATTCTGTCCAAGAAACTCCATTCCAAGATTCTGTGTTTCCAACATTTATTGTAGTAAATCCACCAAAAGCTAAACTTGATAACTGAGCTCCAGAACCCGCTAAAGTACGTCTTGCAGTATTTAAAGCAGTGCCCGCTGTCCAAGAATTAACAAATGTATCAGCTGTAAATTTAAAAGTACCTGTTGTAGTATTAAACCAAACTTGGCCTTCAACTGGATCCGTTGGATCAACAGATAAATTTTGAACTGCTGTCCCTTGTATACCTTTATAGTCTGACATAATTATTTATTTTGTAATAACCAACCTTGAGTATTGTCTGAAAATACTAATGTAAATCCTGCGCGTTCTATAGATACAGTTAAATCTTCAGCAACACCTTGAATGTTTTTACCATTTCTTGCAACAGTTAAACTATTTGTGTCAAATGTTCCAGCATAGTCAATAAAAGATACGAAATCTCCAATTGTAGGTGATGAAGGAAGTGTTGCAATAATTGCTCCTGAAGTTGTGTTTACAAAATAACCTTCTTTAGCAGTAATATTAAAATTTCCAGTTTTAACTGCTTGCCAATTTGCTCCACCAAAAACTGATGCAAAAGACAATACTGACGATCCATTTGTTTGTAATACTTGATTAGCAGTCCCATCCGCTGTTGGTAATGTAAAAGTTACACTTGATGCAATTGTTGTACCTGCTTTAAGTGCAACATATTGACCACCCGTTGCATCTTCAAATCTTAATTCATTTTGATTTGGTAAATTTATTGTAGATAATAAAGAGTTAATATCTATAACATTTGTTCCATTTGAATATAAAAATTTTATACCTTTATCTGTTGTAGAAAAAATAGGACCTGTTCCTGAAACAGGTTTAAATTCAACAGTAAAAGCGCCTGTTGTGGCATTTTCTATAATATAAGTTTTTTCAATTCCATTTGGAATAGTTACAATTTGATTTCCAGTGATAGTTCCTGTTAATTTTATAACTGCATTTCTAGCATTAGAAAGTGCAGCATTAGACATTACAAGAGTCGTTGTTTGAGCACTTCCTCCAATATTTACTTCTTGATAACCAGCGATAGCTTGTTGTACTAAATTTAAATTTGTATTTGTTTTATCTCCCCAGGTACCGGCGTTTTCGCCTGTAACCATGAGTTCTAGTTTAAGATCTGTAGAATAACTTGATGCCATATCAATTCCTTATTTTAACTATTTTAATTATCATTTTTTATCAATTAGTACAACTCTATATTTATGCTGCAACATCAGTCCAAGTAATGGTTTGACCAGTATTTACGTCTCCGTAATTTATATTTTGACCCGTATTTACATTTGTATAGTTTATATTTTGACCAGTATTTACATTAGCCCAAGCTGTTACAAATAATTGTCCAGTTACCCCCGTTAAACTTTGACCAGTTAAATTAACCTTAGCTTCTGCTGTAGTTGTAACTGAGTTTAAAGCAGTTGTTAAATTTTCCCCTATTAAATTAACATTAGCTTCCGCTGTAGTTGTAACTGAGTTTAAAGTTGTTGTTAATTGTTGACCAGTTAATTCAACTACTGAAGCTGGATCAACATTTCCTAAAACTGTAGTTAGTTGTTGACCTGTTAAATTAACATTAGCTTCCGCTGTAGTTGTAACTGAGTTTAAAACAGTTGTTAAATTTTCCCCTGTTAATGAAACATTTGCGGTTCCTAAAACTGTAACTGAATTTAAAGTTGTTGTTAATTCTTGACCCGTTACATCTTGTTGAATACCTAATGCAATACTTACATTTGCTAAAGCTGTATCTAGTATATCTTCAAATACAGGAATTTGAACGGAGCCCCCTGCAGAAATTCCAATATTACTTTCAAGAACTTTAACTAATTGTTCCCCTGTTAAAACAGCGGTAGCATCATTTCCTAGTCCCCAAGGAACTATTCCCCAATTTTGAACACCCCAACCTTTTTCAAATAAACAAACAACGTTTCCTACGGAGGTGTTTAATTGTTGACCAGTTAATGTAAATTGTGGAAGAGACGAGAAAGGAGTTTCTGAAAACGCTGAAATTCCAAACATAATATTATTTAATTAAATTTTATGCCCAATCTCCGATATTTATTGTAGCACTGTTTGTACCTATTGGAGTCATTTCAAAATAAGCACCAACTGCAATCGTACCTGCTCCACCAGGAGCAGCACTGAATGCAACTTGAGGAATAAATGTTCCTGCAGCGTTTATTTGCACAGTACCTTCCATAAAAACAACATTGTTTTCTGTAGTAGAAGTACTTGCTGCTGTTATAGCTGTTGTTGTAGACACGGCTATAAATCTATTTTGTGGTGTTCCTAAAACATCACCTGTAGTTGTTGTAGCCGTAACAAAATAATTTATCGCAGTTAAAGTAGCAGTACCACCAAATCCTAAGTTAACAGTATGCGAAGTTGCACCAGCAGCTCTTGACATTCTAAAAAATCCTTTAAACCTATAAGCTGTAGATGCAGCTACTGAAACATCAACGGTTCCTAACCAATCTTGTAAAGTTGCTGCTGTATCTGTAATAGTTACTGTAGCAGTATTATATCTTAACATTGTAGATGGACTTAATCCTCTTTTTAATGCTACGGGAGATGAAGTAAATATTTGTCCGTTATATTCAACCGCTCCTGCTATAGCTGATGTTAAAAAAGCTCCTGAAGTAAATTCTAAAGGTGCAGTTGTTGTTGTACCTGCTGCTAAATCTAAAGTTTGGTTAGTTCCTATTGCTACTATACTACCAGTGGATGCTTCAATTGTATTTACTTTAATTTTTGACATATTTTACCTTACATTATTCTAATAATAATTACAACATTATATAATAGCTAATGTACTACCACTTGCAATAGTCCAAGTAAAACCGGAATTAACAGTAATAGGTCCATATAAGAATGCATTTTGTGAACTATCAACAGTGGTTGTTTTATCAGCTGTAATGGCATTATAATTTGAAAAATAATTACCTTCTACCGTAATGTTTCCTTCATTAGCAAAAGATAGTACACCAGAACCATTAGTTTTTAAAATTTGATTAATGGTTCCATCAGCAGTTGGATAAGATAAACCATCTAATACAACTACACCTGTTCCATTAGGAGTTAGTGTAATATTTCCGTTTGAAGAAGATATAATAGAAACTCCAGTTAAATCTAAATTATTACTACTATTAAGATTAACTGATTTACTAGCAGGATAAGTTACAAATACATTTTTTGTACCTGCTCCGAAATTAACTGCATTATTACTATTACTAGAGGATAAAATAGTATCTCTAGATAAAGTGGTTCCAGAAGATGTATAGGTTCCAATTCCTATTTCAAAAGAAGCTCCAAAAACTATAGAATAAAAAGTTGTATTTCCATCTCCAATAACTGAAAATGATTGAAAACCATCTACCACTCCACTAAGTGTAAGTGTCCCAGTACCTGTTGTTGTTGTAGTTTCCTGAACTCTATCTTTTAAAACAAGAGCCATAATATATTAATAACTCCTATTAAGAGATTCTGATAATAGCCGCTGTAGATGTAAAAGCTGGAAATTGAATTGTAAATGTTCCTGAAGTAGCTGTTTTATCACTTGTAAAGTTTAATACTGCAACTGCTGCATTTGAAAAAGAAGTATTATAAATTAATGCTCCTCTTGCAGTTATTGTTACACCTGTAAATGATAGATCAGCAAAGTCTGTAAAAGCGATTGTTGATACAACTGATGTTCCAGAATTTACTAATTTTCCTCCACCTGAAGTGTATTGTCCAGAGTTTGGTACCTGTCCACTTGTTGTAAATGAAGTTGTTGCTGCACCTAATGTAGCCGCTGATGTATAAAGAGCTAATTTAAACCTATCACCACCCGAACCTAAAGTTGAAAAATCATGATCACCATCTAATAGTTGTTTTTTAAAACTATTTGGTAATGCTTGTGTAATAGCCATACTTGTTTCTCCTATTGTGGTTTACGAGCTATACGAGGTTCTCCATCTAGAAACTCATCAGTTCGTCTTCTTCCCATTTGTTCTAACGAGAATCCTTCGATAGCTTGCTTATATCTATTTTCATAATATTGCAACATATCTTGTGGACCCTTTAAAAATCCATACGCCTCAACTAGGCAAGCATATAATAAACCATTGGGAAACTGTTGGCTTAAATATGTAGTAGCAGTATTACTAGATAATCCAGTTGGTTTCAAGATATAATTTAATTGAATTGTATAAGCTTGATCCGGTGTTGGAGCTACAATTACCGTATCTTCATCCCAATTTGCATAATATTTAGGTATTCCTGTTGTATTACTTTGATTATATTCATTAATAAATGTCATATCTCTAATGTCTAAAAAAGATATAGTTCCATCTGTATTAAATACTTGTGCAGATCTTATAACTAATAAATCTGCTGGTGTATTAAAATACTTTTGAGTTACAATAACAGAAGAGGTTGAATATTTTCTGTTATTATCAGAATCTACATCTCTTAATATTCTAAATTCTGCATTTTCAATAAATCCATTAATAATAGTTGAAGTAAATACGTTTGAATCTACTTCTGTATAATCTCTAATCTTTGTAACTAATTCTGAATATGTCATATTAAGCCTGTAGTGTAACTGGTCCTGCAGAACATTCCGCCCCGCCGCCTGATACCCCTCCGATTGTTGCTGTATCAACACTTTCAAAATGAAAATAATTTGTAGTGTCAGTTATAATACCAGATGAATCTATTTTTCCAACTGTAATTGTAAATCCATTTGCATTTGAAATATCTGTAATTCCATCAAAAGATTGTACATCTGTAAATCCAGTATCATCCGTTGGTCCTCTAAATCTTACAATGTTTCCAGTTGATCTTTGATGATTTTGTGAAAATACATTAATATAAGTATCACCTGCATAGATAACAGTTGAGAAGGGATCGGGTATAAGTGGTATTAATACTGGTGGTTCTTGTCTGTCAGGATGTGCATATCTTAAACCTTGTGGATCAGCTGTAGTTGGTTTTGGTTCTAACTGAGGTTGCTTTGCTTCATATTCACTAACATGAACCCATGAACCATTCCACTCTTGTACCATTTCTTGATATGGAAATCTCTGACCCGAACGATCAGAAATCATGTAAGCATATTTTCCTCTTGAATTATTAGACATTTGGATAATAAGTTTTTGGTGTTATAAATGAACTTGAAGAAGAGCCATCTTGTTCTAATGCTCTTTTTAATTCATCTTCGTATAATAATCTTAATTCTTGTGTTCTTTGTGGAGCAAGTTTTAATGATACATAATAAGCTAGTCCTGCGCACATGCATGGGACAAATCTATATGGAACATCTGTTGCATTTGTATAAGCTCCAACATCTTGAATTCTTTTTGCATAATAATAATTAACTACATTATTAACTTCACTTGTGCCTGGTGTTAAAAATAAAGTGATTGTAATTTTATCTATAAATCTTTGTACAAAATATTGTGTAGGTTGACCGGTTGAAAATTTAGAAGATAATCCACTGTAAGCAGATCTATCTATTTTTGTAAGTGGAAAATCAACAACAGGTGTTTGTTGTGTGTTTCTATAAACAGCTTCTAATATATCATCAGGTCCATAAATGATTGAATTATTATCATAAACGTTTGCATTATCAGCATGGATTGCAGCTGTTGTACTATTTGCACCTCTAACACAACCTGTAAAAGTATTATTAGATGTGTCTGTTCCTGTGTAAGTTATTTGTTCCGAATCAATTAATAAAGTTCCTGATGTTGGAAATTGATCTACAGAATCTACAGTTATTGTAGTTTGAGATGCATCAATTCCACCATTTAATAATGTAAATACACCATCCGATGTTCCATCTCCTGCTGATCTATAAAGAGTATAGACAGATTGACCATTGACCATGGAGATTGAATTATTTGCTACTTCCCAATAATGAAGACCTCTGTTTGACCACTCTTGGAACATTATATTTAGAGATCTTCTTGTAGATTCTAAATCTTGTCCAGTTCTTGGAGCGGACATACC